GATCCTGGCGGCCATCGAGCTGCTGCACCTGGACCAGGCCAACGAGAGCGACGCCAACCTGCTCAGCCGCCTGGGCCTGCAGCACGACGCCATCAGCACCGTGAAGGCCGGGCGCCTGCTGTTCATGCCGGCCGGCAAGAGCACCACCGCCAGCGGCCTGAGCCTGCCCCACGTGACCCTCACCCGGGCAGACGGGGACCAGCACCGCTTCCTTCAGGCCGACCGCGACAGCTATACCGGCGTCAAGGCGTACTACTACGAGATCAACAGCGCGGAGAAGAAGGAAGCCATCGCCGGGGGCGGCGAAAACCTCAAGGAGCTGCGCCACAGCTACACCGACCAGGCGAGCGCCCTGCGCGCCGCCCGCGCCGAATGGGGGCGACTGCAGCGCGGCACCGCCACGCTCAGCTACATGCTGGCCAAGGGACGCCCGGAGCTGACCCCCGACCAGACCTACAGCCTGCTCGGCGTCAAGGCCGAGATCGCGGCCATCGTCTGGCTGGGCGGCAACCTGCGGCACAGCTTCACGCCGGACAGCTACACCACCAGCCTGGAGCTGGAGTCCAAGCTGCCCGACGGCGATGACGTGGATCTGCTGGCCGACCACGACGGCGACTACACCGGCGTCGTGGCCTGGTACCGCGAGGAGAAAACGGGCGAGCAGAAGAAACTCACGGCCGGCGACCAGACCAAGCCCAAGCGCCTGACGCACCTCTACGCGAGCAAGGCCAATGCCCAGCGGGCGGTTGACCGGGAGTGGAAGCGGTTGCAGGAAGCGCAGGCATGAAAAAGGGCGCCACTTGGGCGCCCTCTTCACATCAGCCGGGTACCGTTCGCGAAACCATCGCTTCCAGCGCGCGGCGCATGAACAGTTGCTCAGCCTCATCGAGCTGGCGGTAGAACCTCAATAGCAGCCTTTCCTCTGGCGTCACGCATTCCATCTGGGGCTGTACAACCCGCTCTGCTGATTGACTTCCTACAGCCTCAAGCACTTCGGTACCCATCTGCATACTCCGTTCATGGCAGGTGAAATCTGACCATAACGGCAGTTTCCAGAAACCCAAGCGGCCCTATGTCGGGCTATTCGGCCAGCGAAAACCTCACCCCGGCGACCGGTAATCAGGAAGGCAACATCTGCGTCCGTACGCACCAGCAGCGCCTGCAGATAGTCGATAGGAATAGGCCTCTCGCCATCCTCGAACTCACGGACTCATCAGCCCCCATACCCAGTAGAACGCCAAACCGATCAGCCCGAGATAGATCAGGCCGGCAAAACGCACCGCCTTGAAGGCTTCTCCATTGGTGGCGCCGCACTGCGGACAGGTCTTCGCTTCCTTGGCAATCTGAGCGTCACAGGTATTGCAACTGATCAGGGTCATCGCATTGCTCCTAGCTGTTTCTACGCGCCCACTTGGTTGGGCTCATGATTTCGCCTGTCTCACAATCAGTCAGGTCGCCAATGATCCGATCAAGCCGAAACGTCCGCTCGGCCTGGCGGCCATGGCACTCGCCTTTCAGGTAAGTGGCATTGGCCGAGTGGACAGTCACCGTGCGTTGGCTGACATCACCGGCGGAATCCTCATAGGTGAAAGTCACCTGGCCGATACTCCACCCCTGACGCATAGCTCTGGAGGTTGCAGGTTTTGGAGTAATGGCCTTGGCCGGCTTCGTGGGCTTTGGCTGGCTTTCCTTCAGCTTCAGCGCCTTACGCTGCTGCGGGCTTAACAGCACGGGCTTTGACTGCTGAGCGGCAGCCAACGCACGCCCTTTGGCATTGGTGCGGCGCACCATGATCGCGAAGATGGCCACGCCGCACGCGACCACCAGAAACCCTATGAACGCATCCATGCAGCAGCCTTGCTCCTATTTGACCTGGTACCGCCCAGCCACCTCAGCCAAAGCCGAAACCATGCGAGCTGCGCCGACTTGATCGGCTTCTGGTAGCTCGCGGTAGTGCCTCAGCAGATCGGCCTCGGCCGCGCTGAGGCTGGTAGCAGGCAAGGGCTTGCGCTCCCCCGTGACCACGTACTGCACATCGACGCCAGCAGCAGCTGCTGCAGCCAGATAGTTCGCATCCGGGCTGCGCTCGCCCTTCTCGTAAGCGAGCTGAGTGTTTTTGGTGACACCACACTGCTCCGCAAAAACCGTTTGGTTTGCACCAACGCGGTTGCGTTCTTCCTTCAGGCGTTCGCCTATGGTCATAAAAAGTTGGACCTCAGGCGTTGACAATCCCTATATCTGGGACCATCATCACCATCACATCACACGAAATCACACGAATTTGAACTATGCCGAACGGATACCCCAGCGAGCAAGCGCGCAACGCTGCGCGTGAACGCCTCAGCAAGCTCGGCCTGACCGCCAAGGAATGGGCCGAACAGAACGACATCAGCCCGTCCACGGTTTACGCCGTGCTCAACGGGCAGAAGAAGTGCCTGCGCGGTGAAGCCCACCGCGCCGCCGTACTGCTCGGCATCAAGGAAGGCGTAGTAGCCGACGACGCGCCGCGTTACGGGCGCCGCAAGACTGACTTCGCAGTGATTCCAAAGTAATGGCAAACCCCGAAGGCGAGAAACGAGAAGATGAAGCACGCGATCCTCGACAGTCGGCGCAAGGTGGTCAGCGCCATCATCGCCGCTTACCCCGGCGGCCGTGACTGCGCCGCGGCCCGCCTGGGCCTGGAAATCAAGAAGTTCGACAACCACGCCTACGAGAGCGCCGGCCACCGCCCGCTGACTGACGAGCAGATCCTGCTGCTCGAGCAGCAGATCGGCACGGCCTACCTGCCCGAGTACATCGCCGCCCAGTACGGCGGAGTGTTCGTCCCGCTGCCGGCGGCCGAAGAGCTGGACAACATGGAGCTCTACCACCGCGCCGTGGATACCGCGAAGCGCCGCGGCCGGGTGGACCTGATCATTGCCAAGGCCCTGGAGGACGGAGCGATCGACGAAGGCGAAGCCAACGCCATCCTCGATGCCCACCGCCGCTACGTCTCTGCACGCCACGCGGAGATAGCGGCAGTCATCGTTCTGCATACCTGCCACGACGAAAAATAAGTGCTGTACGGCCGCTGCCACGGCCGAGGGGGAAGGGATTTGAGCGTTTACAAGCTGGTATGCCCGGCATGCGGAGAGCGGATGCGCATTCGCAACTCCGAGGGGCAAACACCGACATTCCGCACCATCTACGGCCAGTGCATGAACCTGGCCTGCGGCTTGGTGCTCACGGGCTCGATGAGCTGGGACTACCAGATCAATACCTCGGGCATGGACAAGCCGAGGGTGGTGCTGCCGATTGCGCCATCCGTGGCGAAAATGCAGGCGTTGCGTGACAGCCGGCCTGCATCCGATCAACCCGATCTGTTCGATCAGCCACTCAAGGAAGCACACGCATGAACCGCGAACCCTCTGCCAAGGATTACCGCAGCAGCATGCAGGCCGCCGCCAAGGCCTATCTCCTGCGCCACCAGGACGAGCACCTTGCCGACGATGAGCGCCTATACGACCGCGCGTGCCGCTATTTGGTTCAAGGCCTGGACGTGCCTGCGTTCATGGCGCCGCGGCTGGTACATCTGGCGATGACCGAACTCTCCTCCCGCGTGGGTATCGATCGCGGCCTCGGTGATGAGACCCGGCTGTGCCTGGTGCTGGTACGCACCGGGGAACGGGCCTTCATCCCCACCCGCTATCTGCCGCTGCGCCTGCAGCCACCCGCGGCACTGCCGGCTGCAGCAGCCGCACACTGACCACCACCCCCTGAATCACCGTACCCAGACCCGCTTGAGCGCGGGTTTGGGGAAGTTGCACCCGAAATTCGAGGTTGCCGCCATGCAACAAGCCATTGCCATCCAGCTGGACATGCCCAAGCCCGTAGCCGAGGCCCTGCTCAGCAGCCTGCGCTGCGAGCTGCGCCGTGGCCTGACCGAGCACTGGTACGACGATCGCTACCGCACCGTGCCGGAGTTCCTGCGCAGCCGCCGCATCCTCGATGACTACCCGGCCCTCGCCGGCCACAAACGCACCATCGGGGCGCTGAAAGCCGCCCTCGGCGCCAACCAGTAAGGCCAGCCACACCATGCAGATGAAAGAAACCCTACGGGCCGAGGTGCTGCGCCGCATCGAGCGCGACTTCGGCCTCCAGCACATGGCCGGCACCAACTACATGCGCAAGGGTAAATGCCCGGCGCACAACTGCGGCAAGAAGACCCTCTACACCTTCCACGACTCGCCCTGGATGCTGATCTGCGGCCGTCCGGAGAAGTGTGGCCACCGCGTCCACGTCAAAGAGCTGTATGACGACCTGTTCAACGACTGGAGCAAGACCGCCCCGGCCACCGCCCAGGACCCCATGGCCACGGCCAGCGCCTATCTGCAGTTCGCCCGCGGCTTTCGCCTGGAGCTGATCGCCGGTTGGTACAGCCAGGAGAACTACTGGAGCCGCGACATCAACGCCGGCAGCGCGACGGTGCGCTTCCCGCTGGAAAAGGGCGGCTACTGGGAACGGCTGATCGACCGGCCGGAGCGCTTCGGCAAGCAGAAGGCCCGCTTCAAGCCGGGCGAAAGCTACAAGGGCGTCTGGTGGTGCCCGCCGTCGCTCAACCTGGTCGAGGTCGAGGAGCTGTACATCGTCGAGGGCATCTTCGACGCCATTGCCCTGCTCCACCACGACGTCCCTGCCGTCTCGATGATGAGCAGCGCGCCGCTGCCCGAGCAATCGCTCAAGGCACTCAAGAACGCCTGCCATGAGGCGGACAAGCGCCTGCCGCGCCTGGTCTGGGCGCTGGATAACGAGCCGGTCGCCAAGGCCAACATGCGCCGCTGGGCGAAGGAGGCCCGCGCCCTGGGCTTCAAGTGCGAGGCGGCTGTCATCCCGCAGCGCGGTGCCAAGAAGGTCGACTGGAACGACCTGCACCAGCGCTGGGCCTTCATCGACGGCGACGAAGAGCGCGCCAAGCGCATCGAGCTGGACATGGCCGAGGCCCGCCACCAGGGCGCCCTGCTGCTGGCCGAGTCGGCCGAGGAAAAGGGCCTGCTGATGTACGAGTGGGACGAGCGCAAGGAATTCCACTTCACGTACCGCTCGCGCCTGTACTGGTTCAACCTGGACATGGAGAAGTACGAGCGCACCGCCCGCGAGCTTGACGGCTCCGAGCACCACGACGACCAGCTGCTCAACGACAAGCAGCGCCGGGACAAGGCCCTGCGCCAGAGCGCCGCCGTGGTGCGCATCGCCAACTGCTACTTCGACGCGCTGTACTACATGCGCAACGAGGTCACCGACGAGGCCTGGTACTACTTCCGCGTCGAGCGGCCCGAGGCGCCGACCATCAAGAGCACCTTCACCGCGGCGCAGATCGCCTCGGCGCCGGAGTTCAAGAAGCGCCTGCTCAACGTCTGCAACGGGGCCATGTTCACCGGCACGCCGCAGCAGCTCGAGCGCATGCTTGGCTACCAGCTCGACAGCCTCAAGACCGTCAACACCATCGACTGGATCGGCTACACCCGCGAGCACGGCGTCTACGTGTTCAACGATCTGGCGATCGCCGGCGGCAAGGTGCACAAGCTCAACGAGGAGGACTTCTTCGACGTCGGCTCCCTGAGCATCAAGTCGCAGAGCCTGTCACCGGTGCTGCACATCAACGCCAACCTGGCCGACTACGACGAAGAGTGGTTCGACCTGTTCTGGCGCTGCTTTGGCGTGCGCGGCGCGGTGGTGCTGGCCTGGTGGCTGGGCGCGCTGTACGCCGAGCAGATCCGCCAGCTGCACAAGTCCTACCTGTTCCTGGAGCTGATCGGCGAGGCCGGCGCGGGCAAGACCACCCTGGTGGAGCTGCTCTGGAAACTGAGCGGCCGTACCGAATACGAAGGCTTCGACCCGTCCAAGGCGACCCCGGCCAGCCGGGCGCGCAACTTCGCCCAGGTGGGCAACCGTGCCGGTGGTACTGATCGAATCCGAGCGCGAGCAGAAGGAAGGCGCGCCGGTGAAGCACTTCGACTGGGACGAACTCAAGACCGCCTACAACGGCCGCAGCGTCCGCTCCACCGGTGTGAAGAACAACGGCAACGACACCCGCGAACCGCCGTTCCGCGGCGCCCTGCTGATCGCGCAGAACAACGCCGTCAACGCCTCCGAGCCGATCCTCCAGCGCCTGGGCCATGTACACCTGACCCGCGAGCACCAGACCCCGGAAACCAAGCTCCACGCCGAGCGCCTGGAGCGCATGCCGGTCGAGCAGCTCAGCGGCTTCATGGTCAAGGCGCTCAAGCCCGAGGCGCAGGTCATCAAGCTCCTGGACGAGCGCACCTCCGGCTACGAGCAGCAGCTCCTGGCCCTACCGGGCATCCGCACCGTGCGGATCGCCAAGAACCACGCCCAGCTGCGCAGCCTGGTGGACGCCCTGCAGCTGGTCGTGCCGCTTAGCGACGAGCGCGCGGCCCAGGTGCATGCCGAGGTGGAGCGCATGGCGCAGGAGCGGCAGCAGGCGATCAACGCCGACCACCCGCTCGTGCGCGAATTCTGGGACATGGTCGAGTTCCTCAATGGCCCCCTAAACGAACCCGGCGGCCGGCTGAACCACTCCCGCAAGTCGGCCTTCTTCGCCATCAACCTCAACGAGTTCGTCGAGATGGCTGCCAACAAGCGGCAGCAGCTCCCGAACCTCAGCGAGCTCAAGCGCCTGCTCAAGACCAGCAAGTCGCCGAAGTTCATCGAGACCAACAAGCCCATCAACTCGAACATCGCCACCGACGGGCTGAACAACGCCAAGACCGTCCGTTGCTGGGTGTTCCAGCTCGTTTGACCCGCCGGCGCGGCAACGCCGGTACCAACCCAAGGAGAAGCACCATGCCAATGAACGACAACGACGACCTCTACAGCCCCAGCCGCCGCGAAACCCTGCTCACCCTGCTGGGCAGCGGCGTGACCCTGGCAGTACTGCTCGCAGCCGGCTACCTCGCCCCCAACCTGCTGGCCCTGGCGGCCCGCTAACCCCAGCGCCCAGGCGCGGCAACGCCTGGGCCTTACCAAGGAGAAGCACCATGCAACTAGAAGTAATCCGCGGCCCAGCCGCATCGGGAAAAACCACCCAGCTACGCCAGATTGCTATGGCAGACGGGCAGGACGAAGGGCACATCCTCCTGGCGAAACAATTCACGCACGCGGCATTGAAGAGCCGAATCCGCTTCCTGGCCTCTCGCGGCGCCAGGGTCGTTTGCATCGACGAGTGCACTGAGGAGCAAATCGAGTTGCTCCGCCGGCTGAGCGCGGCTCTACCGGACATCCACATCCACGCAGCTGTCGCCGCCTGACCGGTCCCAAGGAGACGCACCATGCAATACCACTATTACAAGTCACAGGCGCCAGAAACGGTCGCCATCGTCCAGGACTACTACCGGGCCAAAGGCCAATTTCGGCAAGAGCTGGAAGCGCTGGGCGCGGTGATCGGTGGAGAGGTCGCGCCGATGCACGACATCGACTCGAACTTCGCGGGCGGCGTGAAGCTGAGCGGGAGCCGGGAGTTGGATGTGCACTGGCGCCGCCCAGATGAATGGGGCTATCGCAGCCTGCGCAGCCAGGCGGTACCGCCCAAGGGCATCAGCAAAGAAGAGCGCGCCGCCATTCGCGCAGAGCATGAACGGTTGCTCAGCACCTGGCGCGCACACTGCCCGGCGCGCCTCAGCAAGCACGACTACTGGGACCGGCTCAACGTCAACACCGGCAACCTGCTGTTGTGCGGCGGCGTGATGTTCGAGCGGGACGGGGCGGCCTACTTCTGCCTCGGCTTCCAGATCAACAAGGCCGAACACGCCGAGCTGATAGCTGCGGGCAAACCCACCTCTGGATGGATCGAAGGCGCCGTCGAGATCCTGCCAAGTGAGTACGAGGCGGCCCGCACCGCAAAACAGCAGGAGCGTGCCGCATGAGCCGCCAGCTGCAGGATTTGGACCTGCTGTTCACCTTCGAAGACTTGGCCAAGGAGAAGGGCTGGTCCGTCGATCGCAACGACCAGGACAACGCTTTTGCTGATGCGCTGACTCAGCGCGCATGGGAGGCGTTCGAGGCCGCGCATGGCCCGCACGGCCGCAAGGAAGGCCAGCAGCTCTACGCCGAGATCAAGAAGTCCAGCAAGTACGCCCACCAGGCCGAGTGGTGCCGCACCCAGGGCTACGGCTACCCGTTCAAGGTGCGCATCGTGTTCGACACGGACGGCTACTCGGTGAAAGGAGGCGTCGGCGGGCAGTACCGCCTCGAGGACGTGAATCTGTACGTCCTCCAGGACGGCAAGAAGATCCGCGTTCGGTAACCCACACCCAGAAACAAGAAGGCCCCGGTGAGCGGCAACTCACCAGGGCCAGACCAACCCAAGGAGAAGCACCATGCAAGCACAAACCCCCGAAGTCAGCACCGAGCAGGCTACCACGCCAACTGCCGACCTGCGCCTCGTGTCTGTTGAGCAGCTCAAGAAGATTCACCGCGAGCTGGACGCCTGCCAGAAAGTCATCTGGCTGGCCGGCTGCCGCCCGAGAGTGCCCAACGGCTTCGACCCGGCCTACGTCACCGGCGCCCAGGAGCAGCTCAAAGTCATCGAGGATCTGATGACACAGGAGCCCAGCTGGACGCACGCGAAACCGACCCAGCCGGGCGCGTACTGGATTCGCGGAAACTCTCTAGAAGAGCCAGCGCTGATCCAGGTGAAGAAAGATTGCGGCGAACTCTGGTGCAACCTGCACATGAGCACCACGGAGCCTGACTTCGGCCACGGCTACTGCATCACGCAGCTGAGCGACCAGTTTGAGTGGATCGGCCCGCTGGGCTCCGCGCCGGCATCCCAAGTGGATGAGCCGCCAGTTGGGAAGAACGACCCGCTCTACCGCGAAGCCGTGGAGTCAGTGGTTCAAAACCAGAGGGCCAGCGTGAGCTTTCTGCAGCGGCGCCTGGGCATCGGCTACAACCGCGCGGCGCGCATGATCGAGGCGATGGAGGCTGCCAGCATCGTCAGCGGCATGAACAACGATGGCGCGCGCGCCGTCCTGGTACTGGAGGTGCCCCCATGCGTGAGCGCCCGACCATGGCCAGCCACCGGCTAGACCTGCCCAGCATCTGCGATATCTGCCACAAGGCCCGCTCCACCCGTAAGCACGCCGCCTGTAGCCGCATCCGCCAGCAGCGCAAGCAGGAAGAGTGGGCCAGCTACATGGGCAACCTCACCGCCAAGAAAGCCCAGGGAGGCCGCCGTTATGCCCGTTGAAATCCGCACCCGTTTCACCACCGGCACCTACGTGGCCACCGTGCGCGGCGAGAAACGTACCGCCAGCAATACCATCAGCGCCCGGCAGGCCGCCGAAGCCATGGCCCGCAAGCTGGGCCTAGATCCGGCGCTGCTGCGCGAGACCCAGCGGGATCTGCTGCGCGATGGAGTGGAGTTGTTCGTGCACCCTGGGGAAGCGCAGTCGAAGGAGGTGACGGCATGACCATCACGGCGCCCGTCATCCGCTACCACGGCGGCAAGTTTCGCCTGGCACCCTGGGTGATCGAGCACTTTCCGCCACACCTGGTATACGTCGAGCCTTTCGGCGGCGCCGCCGGCGTACTGATGCAGAAGCCGCGCAGTCATGGCGAGGTCTACAACGACCTCGACGGCGACATCGTCAACCTGTTCCGCGTACTGCAGAACGGCAGCATGCGCGAAGCGTTGACAGAGCTCCTGGTGCTGACGCCCTATGCTCGAGAAGAGTTCGAGCAGGCCTGGATCTTCACAGACGAGCCGGTAGAGCGCGCGCGACGCACCATCATCCGCGCCCAGATGGGCTTCGGCTCTGCCGGAGCCAGCAAGGGAACCACGGGCTTCCGCATCGACTGCTACCGCCAGTACGGCACCGCGCAGCAACTGTGGGCGCGCTACCCTGAACAGCTGGCCACCTTCGGCCAGCGCCTTGCAGGCGTGCTGATCGAGAACCGCCCGGCGATCGACATCATGCTCGCGCACGACTCACCGCAGGCGCTGCACTATGTAGACCCGCCCTATATGCACGACACCCGCGTGCGGGGCGCGCAGAAGGGGCGTTACTACCGGCACGAACTGGACAACGGACAGCACGCCGAGCTGCTCGACATGCTGAGCACGCTGCAGGGCATGGTCGTGCTGAGCGGCTACCCCAGCGACCTATATGCCGGGCGCCTCGAGGGCTGGGCGATGAACACCACCTCGGCTCGCATCAGTGCCGGCCGGGGCGGCGATACCCGCACCGAATGTCTGTGGCTGAACCCGGCTTGCATGAACGCGCTGCACCGCAAGGGGGCTGCCGCTGGAGGAGGTGGCAAATGCCTGAGCAAGACAGCAGCCAGCTCAGGCTGGAATGCGAGGCCAGAACCTGGCTTCGCAAGGGCTACACCACGGCAGAGCGCATCACCGACCTCACCGCGCTGATCTCCAAGCATCGAGGCGCCGCCGGCGCCGCAAAGCTAATCGAGGAGATGCGCCGGCAGTGGGCTCGCCGTAGCGAGTGGCTGGGAGGGCAACATGGCTAGCGGACCGAGGCGAGAAGGCCGGAGCCGCAATTCTCGGCGATGGCCACCGGCCAGCAGCAGTAAACTGGAGGCCCGCCCATGAGCGAAGCCTCCAGCGTGTTGACCTTCGACGACCTCAAGCGCATCACCGGCTACGCCCGCCGGGCCGACGTGGAGCGGGCCCTGCACGAGCAGGGCATCCGTTTGTTTCGCGGCCGCACCGGGCCGTGGACCACGGTGGATCTGATCAACCAGGCCGGAGGGCTGAAAGCCGGCCACCAGGAGCAGTACGGCGTCGAGATCCTATGAGGCGAGCAAGGAAGCACAACCCCCACATCCCACCGCACATTGATCAGGCCGCTATCCCAGCGGCCGTTTTCTTTGATCACCGTGGCAAAGGCAGCTGGTACACCCTGCACCGCGACGAAGCCGGCCGGCAGCGCCGGCAGAACATCGCCAACAGCTCAGCCACGCTCGGCGAGCTGCACCGGATCATGGAGGTGCGCAACGGCGTCGATCGGGAAAGCCTCAACTTCCTGTGCCGCGAGTACCACGACAGTGCCAAGTTCAAGCGGCTGGCACCGAAGACTCAGGAGAGCTACAGCTGGTCGCGCGATGTCCTGGTCAAAATTCCCACCAAGCTCGGCAAGCCCCTCGGCGAGCTGGCCGTGCGCAAGTTCACCCCCGCTCTGATCCAGCGCCTCATCGATCGGATCGCCGACGAGGGCACGCCGTCGAAGGCCGCCCACGCGCTGCGGTACCTGCGCCTGGTGATGCAGTGGGGCCGCAATCGCGGCTATCTGGAAACCAACCCGGCCATGGGCATCGAGGCGCCGGTCGAGCGCAAACAGCGCCGGCTGCCGTCGCTCGACGTGATGCAGCGCCTGATCGACCGCGCCCGAGAGCTGGGCCAACTGAAACGCGGGCAGAAGGATGCGGTACCGCCGCACCTGAGCTATGTCATGGAGCTGGCCTACCTGTGCCGGCTGCGCGGCATCGAGGTTGTCACGCTGACCGATGCCAACGAGCTGCCCGAGGGCATCCTCACCAACCGGCGCAAGGGCAGCCGCGACAACGTGGTCACCTGGACGCCGCGGCTGCGCGCCGCCTGGGATGCGGCCAAGGCGCGACGCGCCCAGGTGTGGAAACGCCCGAGGCACAGCGGTGCCAGTCGCTCCCCGGAGAAACCGCTTCATCATCACCGCCGATCGACGGCGGGCCGCTGGGCAACGTCCGGCCTGGACACCGCCTGGAACCGCTTCATGCGTAACGCGATCGCGGCCGGCGTCATCGACGGCGGAGCAGCGCTTCGGCCTGCACGACCTC